GATCTGTTCAGCAGTACAAAGTCGCTTGTCCAAACCTCTCTTGTTTCTCCTCCTCTGAATATGGAGGGTCCTTTGTTGGATAAGAAAAAGAAAAAGCGTAGTAATATTACGAAAGAGGTTCAAAAACATGAAGAGGGTGGTAAAAAATGTTTTCGATTACTGTTCCCACAAGCTGGAAAGTGTTCTTGCCCTGATGGAAAAGAACACACCATTGAATATCAGCGTGGTGTGGCGTCAGTCACACCGTGTCGCAGGGATAAGGTTTGCAAACCACATCCATTGAAAGACTGTCCTTTCCTCCATCCTAAAGTGCGTAAGCCTGAGGGTGATGAAAAGAAAGATGAGAAGAAATGGAAAGCAGTTGAAAAGAAGAATGAAGCTTTCCTGGATGTGCGAGCTATTCCTGTAGATCAAATTCAGAAATGGATGGAATCTGTCGGCATTATGTGCCTTAACGGGGTTTCATATGCAAATTGTTTTGTAGCTGGCAGTAGAATCTATTTTGGTAAACACGCTGATGGGATGACTGAGGGAAAGAAAGTATCCTTTGTTTTCAATAAGGGTACTATTGAATTGCCTGAAGACACTGTGTTTCATAATGGGAAAGAATGTCCAAAAGTATGTTTCGTGGGGCATGATGATAAGGGTTATATTTATTCTTATGAAGCTCCTGAAATTCAGAAATTGGGTATCCCTATGTTAAAAATGGCTCGTGATTTGCCTACTGATAATGCTCAAGTTGTCATGGCTTCACGATATTCTAGAATGCATGGTGGAGTAAAGGAACATATTTCCCCTGGAAATGTGAATGGGTATTATGAGGGGATGACTGAACATGGTTATCCTCAAGCTATTACTTACGATATCCCCACTAGTGAAGGCAATTGTTTTTCCCCGATCATTATTCGTGGATCCCAAGTTACAGTGGTAGCAATCCACACGGCTGGTTTGAAATTGCAAGGTAAGCTTATGAACCAGGGTGTTGCCACTGTAAATTTTCAATATCCCTCTATTCCAAGCAAATAAATCTAGGTTACTGGAACCTAGAGCTTGGGATGGAGGGCAAATGTGATATATGGAAAGAAATCGGATCTAGTTTCAAACCCAAATATTATGTTGTAAAATATAACAATACGACAAAATCAGTTGGTCATGAAGATCCTTATTTTGCTGCCTTTTTAGATATGCGCTATAGAAGTATGTCTGATGAGCGCTGTAAAGTGCTCGGTAAGACTATTCCCTCCATTTTGGAGACGCGTGATTTTAGAAAGGTTCATGATAAGTTTGCATGGGGTCAGCCAAAAGAAACTAGTTCTTTCCGTAACTTGGTTCGGTTTGCTAATCCAATTGTTGAACCGGACAATCAAATATGGCAACGGTGTGAGGATTGGGCAATGAAGCATTTTTCGTTTATGGGAGAATCCAAAATTGATTGGTCTTTTGAGTACTGCACTCAGAGTTTAAATCAGCAATCATCGCCTGGTTTTCCCTATTCTAGAGGTGGTAAAGGTATTCCTGGATTCTCATCGAAAGCAAAATATTTCGCTTATGAGGATGGGGAGTACGCACGAAAGAATTATCATCGCTACCTCGAAGAGATTTCGAAACCCGATTATCAACCGTTGGCTTGGTACACTTGCACCGTGAAGAAAGAAATGCGTAAGATGAAGAAAATATTGGCTGATGATTATCGAGCTTATTTGGCTGCCAATGTTGATAACAGTGCAGCTGGAAATGGTATTACTTTGGATATGAATCGAAAGTTTTATGATTCTTGGCCAACTTCTGCCTCCTTTGTTGGGGGTAGTACTTTCCATGGTGCTTGGAACAAGCTATTCCATCGCTTGAAGAAATTTGAGCGCAACGCATTTGAAATGGACGTCTCCGCGTGGGATGCGACGCTAGGAGAGTACCTTATAACTTCACTAAGCCGTGTTATGTGGAGTTTTATTCAGGAGAAAGACCGCACTGAATTGAATAAACAAAGATGGGACAATTTATTCAAGGAGATACATCAGTCTCTAGTTATTTGTCCAAATG